TTCTCCTGCTTTCTCAGCATACACATTGATGATATACTCGTTGTAGTTTTGTACCCAAGCCATGAAATCAGCAAAAAGGTTTTGATCTGTCTGCTGCAGTTCAACGGTCTTGGTAGCATCCATGCCAGCAAGCGGCAAGTAGAAGCTATTACCATTAGGTAGCTTACGTTCTTCTGTAGTCAACTCTACGTTATGCTGGACAGGAAGACGCTTCATCTTAGCCAGCTTAGTAAAGATACCACCGATAGTCTTAAATGCATCACGGTTCTCTACTTCCCAGATGAATGAAGTAGTATCCAACTCAACAGGATTACCGTTAGCATCTCTAGGATTAATCAACTCAACTGTTCCAAGCACAACTCGTACACGCTTGATTGATTTAATCAATTCTTTAGTAGCCTCTGGTAGTGAAGCATAATCTTCAATCCAGCCAGCAGGTTTACCACAGTTGTAGCCACCGTCATTATCTTTCAAGTCCATGTTAAGAGTATCAGCCATCACAGTCTTGACATAACGATTAGGTTTTCCTGCACTGCCCATCACAAACTTCTTGTACATGAAGCGTTGCATGAACGGACGGACAACAGCAGACTCAGCGTAGTAGGTAGGGCCATCTGGAATCTCCAGCTTGTATGTACCTGCCTTAACTAGAATAGACTCTGACCCAAGAATAGCAGAATGATTAATGCGTAGACGAGCAAGGAACATGCCCTGCTTTTTAGTGGTTGCTGCTTCATTAGCCATGCCCATAGCCTTTGCCATCTCAGCATAGTTATCGGTATTAATTGTTGTAAGTTCAGTCATATGTTTAACTCCTTTTCAGTTGTGGAATGCATAGTTATATCAGGTTACGTCCTTGGTGTCAAGCCAATTCGGACCTATTTTTGCCTCTAATAATAGAGGTACGTTGAAGTCAACTCCCCACCGTAATGTGATGAGTTCAGGTAGTGCGGCATTAGTAGCGTCTATGACATTGATAATCTGCGCTTCTTCAGCAGGGTGTACATCAATAACAATACTATCATGCACTGAGTTCACTATACATGATTGCATACCCTTTAATAAATTATCAATATGCAATAAGGCAATCGGAACAATGTCTGCTGTAGCGAATGACTGCACAGGGTAATTCTTAATCTGTGTAAAGTGAGACACACGCCCAGTAGATTTACGTACCACATCAGGGAACGCAAACTCTCTGCCACTAGGCGTGGTTATCTTTTGTGTGTTCACAGCTTCTTTAGCCAGTCGGGAATGCCAAGCGGCAACTCCTTTGTATTTTGCTGTGAAGTGTTCGTAGTATGCTGCTTCTGCTTTACTTCTGCCGTATCCTGTTGCGCCGTAGAGTGGAGCAAACGTATGCGCTTTCGCATCCTGTCTACTCGTAGGCTGACCAGCATCACTAATAACTTTAGCGGTATATGCATGTACATCAAATCCAGTAGATACTTCTTCAATAGCCACCTCATCTTGTGATAGGTAAGCGGCAGCACGAAACTCAAGCTGTGCAAAGTCAGCTTCCATTACCTTACCACCATCAAATCGTGACACAAATACTTTCTTTACAGGGAACGTACCGCCACGTGGCATGTTCTGCATGTTTGGGTCTGCACCAGATAAGCGTCCTGTAGATGTACGATGCTGAAGCAACCTTACATGCAGCTTACCGTCTTGTTTGGTGTAGGTCTTGATGCCATCAACAAACGATGACAGGTAGGTATCGACAGCAGATAGCCGCCGTACCTTGTACAAGAAGTCAACAGTGTCTGTCAATCCTCGTGACTTAGCTGCTGATTCTAGTATCTCTAGGTTCTGCTTGCTAGTAGAGAAGCCGTTAGCACTTGCCCACTTAGCTGCTGGTGGCTTGAACTTTAGCCCCGCCACATCCACAGTAGGTATAAGCAGATAACCCCGCCCACCACAGTTCTTACAGCCTGTGTGTCTAGCAAATGGTGTTCCATCTTTCTTTACCTTTCTTATCTGACCAGAGCCATTACACTCACGGCATTGCTTTGCTACTGTCTTGTATACACGCTCTGTACCACCTGCAATCAAGCTGCGGAAGTCTGCTTCTGCCATATAAGGGTCAATAGCACTGCCCCAATACTGTTTGTCCATAACCTTACGACTGTAGATAACCCAAGATAATTGCTCTGGGCTATTGAGGTTTATAGGTGTATCACCCATAACCCTGCGAACATGCGTCTGTAAGTCCTGAGTAAGTTGTTGCTTCTCCTGCTCAAACTCCTGACGTACTTCCTCTAGCTTAGATAAGTCAACAGCAAAGCCGCGCTGATAAATACGTGCAAGGCAAACAGCTACCTGATTAGTTAAGTCTACTGTGCTAAGTAGGCCACCATCTGCAGGTGTATTCAAACGATACATCAGCTTATCAGATAGCTGTTGTGTAGCATGAAGGTCAGCAGATAGATACTCTGTTAACTCATCAAGGGGGATGTCTCGTGTACTGTATCCCTTCTTAAAGTACTCCTTTAAGGTATCCTGCTTCTTTGTATCCAACTCATAGCGTTCTGCACAAGCCTCAAGAGACAGGGGTTCTTTGATACCGCGCTGTAACACATATTCAGCCAGCATCGTATCAAATACAGGGCCATCATACTTAAACCCTGACTCCCACAACCACATCAAATCATATGCGGCATTGTGACATATAAGAACCGTAGCCTCATCTAAAAACCGTTGCACACGTTCACTATAGTCATGCCTACTTAGATGCTCATCATGGTCAAAGGGAAAGTGCTGCTCAACACCTTGGTCAGTCAGTACACCCACCATAGTCAATGAGTTGTTAGGCTCAAAGGGGTCAAGGTGCATCTTGCCATCACGCTTAGTGACTGTGTTTTCTACATCAAGTGTTAGTTTCATATATCATCTCCTAATTTATCTATCCGTAGGTTATAGCAATCTGCACGAACTGTAAAGTTATTTGATGGGTCAACTTCACCTTTTTTCATAAAGGTAGCATCAGTAAAGTATGCATCCTTTTTATACACACCTAAGAACCAGCCTACTGACAGGTCTTTGAGTACGCGAACAAATGCATAAGCATCACACTTTTGTTTAATATTAAACGCTGCAATACTACATTCATAGTGTGGCAAAGGAACAACAGTTGTTTGTTTTGTTTTAACGTCAATGCGCTTATCACCTACCACTATATCATAGTCGTATGTGTTATGCCACTGACCACCCAAAACCTTCAAGGCTATTTGTTCACCCAAAAATCCTGCATTACTACCCGCCCCATTAAGAATAGAGTTGTTTAACTTTCCCATTTCAATTGCCTTATCACTAGCTGCAGCAATCATGTCTTCTGTGATTTCTACTTTAATCATCCTTCGTACCTCGCTGTCTGATAGTTGAGTTCACAGTTCACCATGCCATGCCAGCCATTCAACTTGTTCTTAACGATGTTGATATGGCGTAGTGGACTTTCTTCTTCCTGTCCTTCTACGCTGGGTGACTTCCCAATCAGTATCATCAGGTCAGCTTCAGCAGCCTTACCTGTACGTGAGCCTTCCATCATTGACTGGTTAAGCTGCGCACGACCTTCAGCATCCGCTGACAACTGTGACATATAGAATACGGCACAATCATAGGTCTTTGCAATCTGCCTAGCGTAGATAGCACAAGCCTTGAGTGCCTCATCTGGTCTGGCATAATTACCTGCCACCCCAAACTTATCACCCATGTCAAGAACGAGGATGTCAGGCTTGAATGACTTGCATACAGACTCAACCCATGCCATGTCACGACCACCAGCATCCTTGATCTTTATATTTTGCATCACTGGCTCATACATAGACCTAGCCATGCTCATGTTAGTTTTTACTTCACGGGCTGTCATACCAGCGGCAGCAGTTAAGTACCTAGCACCAACACGGTGGGTAGGCTCTTCATTACATAAGATGATACACTTAGCACCCTGTGAGGCAAACCCACCCGGCGCAGCAATCAAGCTGGCATGGAAGGATGTCTTACCAGTGTTAGGTCTAGCACCTACTTCGATAAGCTGACCACCTGACACACCTTCTATCTTACGTGTCACTGATGGTATGTTGAATGCCCACTTGGCTTCCAACTCAGCTTTAGCCATGAGAGTTTCGATAGTGATATCATCCCATTCGATATTAAGGTTGGGGATGAAGTCATCACCGTATCTCTCAAGTAAGTTACGCAATGCTTCCAGTGTGGCAGCATCACCGTTGACCATATCGAATCCGATATTAGCAACGTCTTCTCCAATTACCTGCTGGAATAGTTTGGATAGCACCTCTTGTGCTATGTCACTACCCATAGGCTGCTCACGCTTTACCTGTGCAAACAGGCTACTGTAGGAGGCTTTCTGCGCCGTAGTCAGAGTGGGATTGTTAGACATAAACAATGCCTCAA